TTTATTTTTACTTCGCATTCATTCTGGTTTGGGTTGGCGTATTTTGTGCCGGTCGCGTGAACATCAAGCCCGTCATAAATCTTAAGGACGCCATCAACTTCAATGCTTACCCTGACGATACGGGGATCAAGGACATTCATGCGCGCGCCTCTAAAAGATCGCTTGGAGACAGATAAAACAGCAATTGAGATATACCAAACTTATCGTAATAAATAACCTCATCCCCGATATTGGAGAAAACAAAATTCCCCTGTTCCATGTATTGATACGGGATGACCGGCGCGCCAGCGGTCAGGCGAGTCCCTATAATCACTGTGACGCTATCGCGCACGATATCCATGACCATGACGCCAGCGGTTTCTTTTATCGTGATCTGATAAAAAGAATCATCCAAACGGATTGAAAAAGATTGGTTAGGCAATGCCTCTATGGGGATTTGCTGCATGTGCCTTCATCCTTTGAAATAGTCAAATAATTGGAGAAAGAAACTTTTCTTTTTCTCTTCCGGGCCGAATGTCTTACCGCTTTGAACCCCACGGTTTACAGTGTCCGCCTTTGTTTTGTTGCGCACTTTTGAAGGCGGTAGCTTGCCAGTTTTAGGCTTGACAAAATCCACTTCCCTCAAAGAAAGCGCCAATGCTATAACGTCGAATTGTTCCGGGCTTTCTTCATGCGGCATATCGGATATAAGCATGTTCGAATATGAAGCCGTGCGCGTCTGCACCGTCAGAAGCGTTGCGTTTAAAAACAACTGCCTGATTTGCTGGTATGTGCTTCGGTAATCGTCGGAAATCAAAATCATGGAAAGATCGATTTCAACGGGAAGCGTAACGCGATGATCTGAAATCGTAGACCCTGTTTCTACAGGGTGCTCCATAACCTTCGCTGATTCCTTGACGGTCACCTTCATAGGGCGGGCGCGCGCAAAGACCTGATTCAAATCAGCATCGAAGACAGCGACAACGTCTGCTGATCCTGTGGGAATGGCTGTATTTAGGAGCGGCATATTATCCCCTTATCCCGTCATCCAACGCGTTTACGGTTTGACTCATATGCCTTTCAAGGCCCTTTGTCATTCCGGCTGCGATACCGTCCGCGTCTGTGGCCTGTGTCTGAACTTCAACTTTACCGATACTAACAGTGTTGTTCGATGAGCGCGCTCCGCCATTCGTTATGCTGTTCGTTGTCTGCGCGGATATGGGTGCAGAATCCGCAAAACCTATCGCATTACGTCCCGCTTCCAGAGCACCTGTTATTTTACCGCCTATAAAATCAAGAGCACCGATTTGAAGATTTTTAAGAGCGTTTCCGATATCGTTCAGCCATTGCCATGCATCCTTGAAAATGCCGATCATGACATTCCATTTACGAATTATAACATCTGCAACGCGTCCGCTTACCGAGTCGATACCATTCAATCCATCAATGATATCGGCGATAACCAGAACAAGGGCGCCCAGCGCAGCACCCCATAAAAGGAATGGAGCGAATGCTACGGCTGCGGCTGCTGCGGCGGGTATCATAGCGGCTAGTTCTGCAATAGCCGTTACGATAGCGGGCAGGAACGCCAAGGCGATAACGGCGGATACCATCAGAGCCGCGCGCCCGAGGTCGGCAAGCTGTTGACTGTTTTTCCCCAACCATTCGGGAAAAGATTTTATGCTGATTAATATTTCCGTCAGGCTATTGAACAGGCTGGTAAGCTTTGGCAGGACGAACGCGCCAATTTCCAGCGCATTGAAGCTTAAGGCCCGGCGAAGATCGAAAAGGGCGTTATTAAAATTATTCGCCACTTCACCCTGTTCTTTAGTGACAACGCCTAATTCTCTTTGGCGTTTAATCAGTTCCTGCATTTCGGTCTTGCCTTTTTGCAAGAGCCGTACCGTGCCGTCATCTATTCCCAGCTTCTGACCGAAACCGATCGCTTCCGCTTTTGTCAGGTGTTCGAATGCACCCGCAATGTCAGTAAGCAAATCGAGATTGGGGCGCGCCTTCCCTTGTGCATCGGTCATGGATATGCCGAGTTCGCGGAAGAATGGGCTTAGGCGTGATTTCCCTGTGGCGTCCAGTTGTGCAGCGGCGGCGGAAAGATTGGATAATGTATTCTCGAACCCGCCAGCCGTGCCGCCTGTTCGCTTTACTGCCTGTTCCCATGCGTCAAGGTCTTCAATGTTGACCCCAAGGGCCTCGGACATATCGTTAAGCTGTGCGGCGGCTTCCGTGGCTTGCATAATGCCATGGATGGACGCGCCGACCGCGATAAGGCCGATAGCCGCCGCCGCTATTTCGCGCACGGCATGATGAAAGCCTTCACCCAGTTTATCGGTCGCCTTGTTGGCGAGTCCTATACGTTCTTCAAGATTTTTGGTTGCAACGCCAGCCGCATCAGCGTCTTTTTTGACCTTCTGCGCATCGCTTTCAAAAAGGATAAGAAATGTTTCGAGGATGCTGGCCATCTACCGTTTCCTTTTGGCGTGTTCAATCGCCAGATGCTCATTATAGCGCGGAACGACGATAGACTCCCATAACAAGAAAGCGTCTTCAAGCGTATAGATTGTTCTCAATTCGTGGAGGGTGGCGCGTCTTTCTGCGATGATTGCGCCGAATAAACCTTCGATATTTTGGTAATCCACGCTTGGACTATCGGCACGATAGCGTCTAAGAAATTCGAGGTCTTTCCGTTCTGAAAAAAACTTACGTTATATTCCAGCAATGCCGCCTCCAGCTTCATGAGCGTTTCAAAATCTGGAACGTGATTATGTATCAGGGCTTGCGTGGTCAGAGCCAAAGGCCCGGCGTCAGTTGGAACAGCCGCATAGGAAATAAGTTTGAACATCATCGCTTCATTGACTTTGTAATCGCCAACTTTAGGGAGTGCGCTCAAAGGATACTGCGTGACGATTTCGCGCGCGGGAATAGCCGGGATCTTGGAAACGATGTAAGTTTTTTCGTCGCCGTCTTGTGTTGTTATGACGATGTCTTTGGTTTGAAGAAGCATTAAGTGTTTCCTGTTCCAGTGCGGTTTTCGAAGCTGAACATATAGGTTTTCGATTTCATCCGTCCGGCGCTGGCTACGCTATGGCCTATCATCGCATCCGTGATTTTACCTTGGCTGAATGTGATCGTGCTGCCGTCCGGGTAAATCGCGGTCATGGTAATGAGGTCGCGGGCGCTGTTTTTGCCTTTGCCGACTCGGTTTGCTTCCGCAAGGATGGAAAGGTTTTTATCGTCATCGCTGCCGGGAACAACGCTGATATTGACCGGCAACGGGTTAGGCTTCGACCATACAACCTGATCGCCGTTCATGCCCATGGCCTTATCTGCAATCTGGATGCTTGGAAGGTCAAAGGGGTCAGAGTCATCAGCAAATTGCGTGACGGGAAAACCGGCTGGAAACGTTACCGATGCAATAACGTTTACCCGTAACCCGAACCCTGAAATATCGCTGGTCATTTAACTGCTCCCTTAAATGAGAATATGTGTGCCGTCTACCTTACGGATTGTGTCGTCTTTGCTGTACACCAGCGTATAGACGGCTTTGTACTCCGTGCGGCTATCAATGGTAACGTAGGACTCGAAAACGACATCGAACCAGTAACCGCTAGCCTGAACCTGATACCATGCTTGAGGGTCTCCGGTTATCTGTGCAATAAAAAGCTTCTGTGCCGTGGTCAGGTTTTTCCCCACGCTGATTGTGCCATTGGAAAGGGCTTGGTCAATCGGTGCCTGTAAGGTCGCAAGCAACTGACTGCGGCCTGTGGCGTTTGCTGATACCTTGGGGAGAGAAAGAAGGAGCGTGAATATCGCGGCGGCGGCGGCGTCCTTAAACCACTTTTCATTTGAATAGGTATTCATGTCTACAGGATCTGTAGCAAGGCCGGTCAGCACCCCGCGCTGGAAAAATTCAATAACTTGCCCTGCCGTCTGCGTCTGTCCGTAATAGTTTACGCGCAGAGCATCATACGTATCCGCGTCGGCATTGGTCGTAACAGAAGGCGTAACAGCGAATTGCTGAAACATATAATTCTGTACGCTATTCCGCCTATTATAGTCGGTCGCGGCTTCGATCATCATCGGAATCTGTTCGGGAAATTCTGTATCCAGAGGGCTAAGAACCAGAGCAACACCAGCAAAATCTATCAGGTTGGCGCTGTTGCCCGCTGCATTCGAAGCCGTCAAATCGACACAGAACGTATAAAGATTGTTCTGCGTGTCGTTCCATGTCGCCACTTCGATGTTCTGGGTATTGTTTAAATGCGGCATAAACAGGAAAGAACCAAAGTTATTAGAAAGAGCCGCCGAAGAAATAAGCGTGTCAGTCAGGGTTTCCACGGCGCTGCCGGGCGCAAGAATTGCGGTCGCGCTCAACCATCCAAGCTGTGCGGCGATATCGGAACCGCCCGGCCCTGCCGCGACAGAAATGACTTGCGCGCCGGTCGAACCGCCGACGAAGTTAAAGCTTTGGCGCGTGGCGTCATACGTGACGGTCGCGCCCGTCCATGCTGCGCCGGTTTCGGTTCTGATTGCCGTCTGAATGATGCTGGCTACGTCAGATAAAGAGGCGGCGGAACTGAAATTAAGGCCGCTCATCGTGTTCGTGGTGACGCCTTGAGTCAGCGTAAACGCACCAGAAGTAATGGATGTCCAACTGCCCAAAGACTGAATGCCCTTAGCACCGTAAATGCGGGGTGCTGCGGCGGCGTCAACCCAGCGTCCGAAGCTGATCTTTTCCGGCTTTGTTATGTTTTTCGACAGCCAGCCGAAATAGAAAGCGGCGCGGGCGTATTCTTCCGATGTCGATCCAAAATAACTGGCTACGTCATCAGCTTCTGTAAATTCGATATAGCTTTGAGGCGGAACAAGAGGGTTGGTGGTGAATATGCGCCCTATAAGTTCGCGCAAACGGACGTTGTTCCCTCCCCCTACACCGGAAGTAATATCGACATATCGTGTGCTGCTGATAGCCATGGGAATTCTCCTAAACCCTTTGCATGTTGAATTCGTAAGTTTCGACAACAGGGCTGGTTTTAATAATGACCTGTTCATGCGTAACGGTAAAGTCAAAAGAAGGATCTGCTTCAAATTGATCGAAGTCGTCAGAAAAATAAGGATTTCTTATTTCCTGCGCCCTTTCCATTCCTACACCGCCAGCCCTTAGCGCCGCAATGAATGTATCTCCCTGCACGATCTGCGCAGCCGTGTTAACCAAGTCAGAGGCTGTAAAGCCCGTTACGTCCTGCGGCTGCTGTCTCACCAAGGCGCTGACCTGAAAAACTGTTTCATAAATCTGTTTTTCTTTGTGTACCATAATTTCATTGTCTCTGTCCCATTCTTCTATTTTTGCAGGGTATCCATACCGATGGTCAGAAACTTTGAAGATATAAATAGCCGGGCCGGACTCTACGCCTTGCCGCGTCGGCTGGTAGCGTTGCTTGACCGCGACATTCGTTAAGGAACGCGCAACAAGGTCAGCATTCATCGCAGAAATCAGCAATGCGAATAGTGCCTTATCCAGCATAGAAGTTCCCGTTATCGTAATTAAGGTGGTCGGCATCGAAGCCGAAAGAGGCTGTCAGAGTCGACACAGCGGCTTTTATATCGACGGCTAGAATGCCTGTCCATCCATCCTGTGCGTACCAGTCATTTGTTGAAAGAACTTGCCATTGGCGACCATTCCAAGAAAACTGATCGCCGGAAAGATCGCGCGTGATGTCTATAACTTTCGTTGATGCATAAAACGTGACATAGCGGCGCTGAAAATCAAGACCATTCTTTTCGTACAGACTGCGCCGCACAGGCTGGACGCTGCCCTTGATCGCAACCGGGCTGTCATATTCAGCGATATCAAGGCCGATGCTGTTTATAGCGCGGTCTGTATTTTTGTAATACATAACGGTTTGCTTGGCGATAACGCTCAAGGCCAGATTGAGAAGATTTGAACCGGGTACTATCATGCATCCTCAACGACACTTTGCACGGAATCGAACATCAGGCGTGTATCAATGAGCGGCTTTGCCGAAGCCTGACCGCTGGCACGTTTGCGCGCGCGCGCCGCTATTGTAGCAGGCTTAAGGGGCGGCGTCTGTATTTCGGATATCGTCTTTTGAATGTCTCCAACGGCGCGCAGACATATAGCCTCTAAGACATTTCCTATGGTCGTCTTGCCAGATAAAGCAGACTTAGACCCTGCGGCGGATATGCGCGCCCATTCTTCCTTATTGTTTTTGATCGTGGGGCGCATGAAAGGACGGGGCGGGATGCTGTTACGAGGGCTTCCGAATTCCTGAATGGCGGCGACATAGGCAACCGGCGTACCGTCTTCATATTTCGATGACTCGAAAAAACCGACCTTGCCGCGCTTACCATCGAGTCCGTCCAAAATAACCTTGAGTTTTTCAGGGGACATATTAGGGCCGGGCTTGCGAACCACGCGCGCCATGATTAAACGTCCAGTAAAGGAAGGGTTTGTCCGGCCTTATCGTGTGTGCAGTCACCAAGAAACTGAATCATTCCATCCGTAATAAAGGAATGGCAAATGTAACAGTCGAAGCCGGGCTTTTCCCCGAAACGCTGCTCATAAGTGCACCAGCAATCAGCGCTTGGATCAACGTAATGGCCTGATCTTTCAAGCAATGATGGTTGAAAGGTCGGCTTCTCATAGTCTCCGTTAAATGTCCAGCAAGGGCGGCCATTTTCCGGCGTGACGTTCAAAAAATGGCTGTTGCCACAGCCCGGACATTTTATTTTTACTTTTCCGTCCCCGTATGTTTCCGCTTTCGCCATATCACTGTTCCTTGAACAATACGGCTCTTACGGCGCAATCCTTCGACTCTAGCAGCTTTCGCAAGGAGGTCGTTTTTTCTGCATTCGGGGGAAGTTTGTCGATCTTACACGCAAGATCATAAAACGGCATACTGACTTCTTGCAGTTTTTCCGGTAAATGGTGATAGGAAAAAAACTGTAAAAGATCGTGTGCCATTAAAAAATTCCTCCGACTTTTCGAAAAGCTGAACGTTCAGGAAGGCCACCGATATACAACCCACCGGCACCTATCATGTTCAGCAAGGCAAGAAGCTGCTGACCGTACGGCGTCAGAGAAAGCCAGTAATCAAAAGCTGATTTTGTCGGTGGCGGCTGGATGGATACGGAAACATCGCCAACGCTGGCAGATGTGACAAGGCCAACGCTTGTGCTTTGGTTCTCGGCGGCGGCGGCATTGATGTCATTGATTGCGGTTATATGGGCCGTCATGAGGTTCAGCGCATATGCCCGGCCATCCCCATTCAGATAGCCGTAATCATTGGTGCTGATATATAGGCCGGAAATATTATAATAAACTTGCAGCGTTGCCGTAGGGTAATCGGTTACGCTGGCAAAAGCCGGGAATTGCGAACGGAATAGAGCGGGGTCAAAAGTAAAGACCATTATTTTTCTTTCGTGTGCGGCTTCGCGCCTTTCGTATCTTCCGGGTAATCGTTCGGCGTCAGGGGTGCCGAGTCGTCGCGGGTTTTCATGTCAGCCGCGACGACTTCCGGGTTGTACTCTTTGTCCATGACCTTGATAAAACCGTTTTTAAGATGTGTTTTAAACACTTCGTTTTTAACAAGCTGTCCGTATTGATCGTCTGATACTTTCGTAAGAACGCCAAGAGGGGTGCGCATGACCTTATCAGCCACGTTCGTACCGCCCTTGATGAATACCTGACTGACCTGTCTATTCAAGCCGCCTTCGCCCGGTTCCCAAATCGTGTAATTCTGGTCAGCGGTAAGCGTCGAATAGATAAATTTTTCAGCCATGGTAATCCTCCTTTAAATGCCGGTGACGCGATAAACGCCGTACGGGCGTTTTACCATGATTCCGGCAAGCGCATTGCTGTAGTCTTCAATCAATGCTTTAGCTTGTTTTTCTGTTCCAATCAAACGAACTTTCGCCGGAACGATCTGGACGAATACGCGCCCGCCGTCAGAACTTCCATCCTGAATGGACTCCGCGTACATATACGCAGCCGTTGCGCCGCCGTTCGCGGTGTTAAGTTCAGGCGCAGAAACAATACGCGTTTTCGGATAATTATCTTTGATCCAGTCCCAAACAGAGTTGCCGTAGTCGGACGTGACGGAAAGATAATCAACGCGGTTCGTCGGAAGCGCCAGAGTGATTGGGGTATTCATCGGATCGATCTGATCGCCAGACTGTGTGCGGATCGCGGCATACATGGCGCGCAAGTCCGCCGTGATGTTCAGGAACGTTTTAGTGCTCCATGTCGTTGTTGCACCCGTACCCGTCGCGGCCACCGTAACATATCCCGGTAAGCCCGGATCGTTCAGGAAACCGTATGTACGGTTGTTGCCCGAATTATAACCAAGGAAACCAACGCTATTGCGCTGAATATCCAGAGCGATTTGAGCAGCTTCGCGCTTTTCAGCCATAGAGTTAATATTGGCTGCAGACGCGCGCATTTCTTCCAGAACGCCAACGCGCAAACCTTCTTCAAAACGAACGATAGAGCGGCGTTCGTAATCCGAGATCCAGCTTGAAAGCGGAATGTTCGTGTAATCACCGTAAGGCTGGGCCTTGCCGGTGTATTCAAGAACGCCCTGAATTATTTCCTCATCTTCCCATTTACCGGCCGTCATGACACCGATAAGTTCATCAATCTTCCGCGCGGTCGTGGCGACACGCACCCAGCCGGGCAGGAAAGTTTGAAGAAATTGAAGCGGGGTTGCAATCGATCCGGTATAAGACGGGCTGACAAGTGAGTCGAGGCCCACGTTGTTCATCAGGCGTTTTACAGCCCTTTCATCAACGGCGATACCGATACGCGCGAATTGCGACATATCTTTTTCCGCGATTGCCATGACTGCGGCTGCATCCATGGCGCGGACATCGCGGGGACCGATATAAGAATGCACTGGTGTCGGATTCATCTATTTTGCTCCTGTTAAGCCGTTAATTTGATGACAGCCAGACCAGCGCCGCCCACGTCGAAATGCTCAACGCGACCGTTTGCGATAGCCGTTTTACCCGAGGGCGTCAGGCCGTTTGATTTAACGGAAGCAGAAGCCGCCGTTTGGGACTGGTTGACCGTATACGTTCCGGTGCCGCCTGAGCCCGTTCCAAGCGCCGTAATGTAAGTGCCGGGGAGGATGTTCGGGCCTGTTATTTGAGATCCGACAGCAAGAACGCCAGAGCGCGCATCAACAGCGGAAATTGTCAGCGTGGTTGTGGAGATTGAACCAGTCCCCGAAAAGTCACCAACTGAACCAAGAATACCTGTGGTGTTATCGTAATAAACACGGTCGCCGATGTTCGCCGAGGCCGGAAGCGTAACAAAGAATTCGCCCATCGTTGCCAGTTCGCCAATCATGTTATTGGCGAGAGAGTTTGCAGGAGCCAGAGGCCCGGAAGTCGTACCGTAAGAAACAGACGCTTTCGGATTGACCAGAATACCGGCAAACACGCCGACACCGCCAGCCGCCGCAACGCCCTCGGACGTGACGGTAAACGCGCGACCGAACACGTTGTAAGCGGCATCCACCGAAACAAGCGTATAAGGCTGGGCGCGCAACGGGCCTTCAAAGGCAAGTTCGCCGGGAACGCCATAGGCCTGATTGGCGGAAACAGTTGATTGAAAAGCCATTGTATCGACTCCTTATGCCGCTTTGTTGTTGATGAAGCTGTCCATAACGCTGGTTGCATCTTTGCTGTCTTGTGCCGGTATCGTTTTGGTTTCAGGCGCGTTGC